AACTTGAACACCCAAATCAGATATATCGTAAGAACAGGTTTCTCAATCAAGGTTGGGTGCTTGAAACAGATAAAAAAGAAGAACAATCATATGGTAATATTTTGATGCAGTCTTATGAGAAGTTGAAAGAATTGAAAGAAGAAGCTGCGGCCAAGATGTTGGATGCATACGGACTCCCCCCCGATGCAGCAACAAAAAGAATATGTTGATGCATATTCTATGGCGGCACCAGTGCCATATGACAATCAAGGCTTCATAGCACAAACAGTTGATAATATCCTACAGATAAAATGAAACACTTTTCTGGCTATGGAGCATATCTGTTATTCTTAGCCTTGCGAACTCATTTCACTAAGGCTAAGTATGACTTCTTTCAGATGAACGGCAAACTCCGTGCAAACAAGGAGTCGTATCTAAAGCGTAACGATAAGGCGTTCTTTGAAAAGTTGGCGAAACTATATAATGCCGAAGAACTAAAAAACTTCTACGTTGCAAATCTTTTAGATGATCGGCATTATATAACCGATATGTTAGAGGAGGATGCTCATGGCTCATTCTATGAACTACAGAAGCGACAACAATCTCTCTCCTACATATTCAGAAATGACATGGAGAAAGTCTTTGAGCATGGCTGTAAATCTGCTTTCGCTGTTAACGATGGTGACTACCCTGCTGTTGTCAGTATGGTTATGCGTAGAGATATTACTATTGAGTCTGCGATTATTTTGAATGACTTTGTTCCATATGCTGATAAGTTTGATAAATACTTAGGAGACGATGATATCATTTGGTCCAGAATTGCTTTGAAGCTGCGGAAGTATAAACCATTCGTTAAGTATGACTCCGACAAATTCAAAGCCATATTGAAGGAGAAGATCGATGGTACCGGTAATACAGGGTAACACTTCTGATATTATGCTCCTGATTGCAGACGGCTATTACAGTCAGATGTTTAATGAAGAAGGAAGAATAGTCCTATTGAATCAGGACTCACAATCACTATATCTACCCACACAAGAGGTAGAATACTTCCTGGAGGTATTATGGGCATATGAACTACTCGGACAAGACTAAACGACAAAAGAGATTTCAACAAAAAGAACGCCATATCGAACGCCAGTTTGATATTGCTAAATCTAACCATCACGGTTACTATAACGACAACAACAAACACAAGTTGCACAAGAAACATGCCATGAACTGTGGTGTTCCTGGTTGTCTTATGTGTGCTAATCCTCGCCGCACATGGGGTGAGAGAACACTACAAGAAGTAAAGTTTGAGTGTCAGGCTATTGAAGATGTGAGAAAGGATCCTATCTCTAGACAAGAATGGGAAGACTTGAATGATCCTGACATTGATTGGAATGGTAACTAAATAATAAAAACAGTTAAGGAGAAAGGTATATGACGAGAGAAGAACTTATTGAATCAATGGAAATCATAATCAAGAAACATACTCCTGAGGACGCTGCCGAGTATATTCATCGTCTGTGGATGAACCATAACGACTATGAAATTCACAAGGGTACTGTCCGTCATATTACTAAGGGTCTTGATATCTCTAAAAAAGTACCTAAAGATACCTAACTATATACTTGACAGGGGCTTCGGCCCCTGTTATAATACTACTATTGTTATGATGATGTGGATAATACGACTATACAACGTTATACGGAGAAAATACAATGAACTTTTCAAACCTCAAGAAACAATCCAAGGACTTCTCTACCCTACTCAAGAAGGTAGATGACCTCAACAAGCCCACCTACGATAAAGACGACACTACCAATAACTACTGGAAGCCAACACAGGATAAGGCAGGTAATGCTCTTGCCGTGATTCGCTTTCTACCTGGTCCTGCCGTTGATGGTGACGATGCTCTACCATGGGCCCAGTATTGGGATCATGGCTTTCAGAACAAGATCACCGGTAAGTGGTATATTGAGAACTCTCTGACTACAATCGGTCAGAAGGATCCTGTTTCTGAATATAACTCCACCTTGTGGAATACTTCGGGTGATGACAACTCACCAGAACGCAAGCAGGCTCGTGATCAGAAGCGCCGTCTGCATTATGTTTCTAATATCTATGTTGTGAATGATCCTAAGAATCCTGAGAATGAAGGCAAGGTCTTCCTATTCAAGTATGGTAAGAAAATCTTTGATAAGATTACAAAGATGATGAACCCAGACCTTGACTCGGAAAAGAAAGTCAATCCATTTGATCTATGGGAAGGTGCTAACTTCAAGTTAAAGATGACCCGTCAGTCTGGTTTTCCAAACTACGATGAATCAACATTCTTGACACCAGGTCCATTGTCAGAGGATGACAGCGAACTAGAACAGATTTGGAAGAGTGAGTTTTCTCTTGCTGAGATTACCGATCCAAAGAACTTCAAGACATATGACCAGCTAAAGGCTCGTCTTGAGGATGTTCTTGGTCTATCTGCTGGTGCTACTAAGACTTATGCTCCTACACCTGCGCCTAAGGTAACTAAGGCAGATGTCGTAGAAGATGATGAAGTTCCTTTCACCGCTTCTAAGAAAGTGCCTGTAGTAGAGGATGATGAAGATGAAGATTTGGCGGAGTTTCGCCGTCTGATTGCTGACTAATATGATCGGGGAGCAGAAATGCTCCCCTTTCTTTTATCTTGCGTTACCATAACTAAAGTGATTTTGTCCTACCTCACCTGGTGTTGATTCACCATTCACATTGAACATTGCACGTTGAAACGATGGTGTATTCATTGGCTGGGCTATCTGCTTCATTGCATGATCAGGATTGAAGCCCTGTGTAGGTGGTGCCTGCATTGATGCCTGGCGTGCCATTACCGGAGTGCTTTGTTGTTGAGCAATAGCAGCCATTTCATTTCTCATAGCGCCCATTTGTGCTGCTGACATATCAGGTGCAGGTCCAGGTGCTGGCATTGCTCCTGCTGTTCCTTTAATAGGTGGTAATGTAGTTGCTTGAACACTAGAGCCTGGCATAACAGTAGCAGACATATTCTTACCTTCACCAAAAGCATTGAGCGAAGGCATAGGTGCGGTTGTTGATGCTGTTGCTGGTGTTGCTCTTACTCCAGGTGTGGTTGCTAGAGGTGATGCTGCCGCTGCTGCTCCTTGCGAACCAATAGGTGCTAACTTAGCAAGCCTTTCACCGAGCGTAACCTCTCTAGCTGCCTGTGCTGTAGTGGCTGCTGGGCCAGTTGGAGGTGTAGGAACACCAGGACCGACTGTAGGTGTAGTTGCTTGTGCAGATGCTACTTGTGTTGTTGGGTAATCTCTATTATATCTACCAACATCCATAGCTAGAATGTCTTGCTTCTCTGCACCATATCTCTTAGAGAAGTTTTGTCTATTCTTCATTGTGTATTGATGTCTTGCATCATATAGAGCGGCGATTTGTTGCTCTGGTGTTCCGCCGGCAGCACCTTTAGCCATGGTAACAATTCTATTTGCTTTACCATGCTGCACCGACATACTGAATAGAGCCTCTTGCACACGAGGATCGTCTACATTGTATCCTAGCTTCTTTGCGTGTCTATAGACTGGCTCATAGTGTGTTCTAGTAATGAATGAGTGCTGTGACTTTGCAAAGCCTGTAGGATCATTCTGTGCTATTTGCTTATACACCTTATTGAACTGTGGTGTGCCTGGTGTCAAACCTGCAAAGTTATGAGCATATGGTTGAGCCTCTTTAGAACTGACATACTTAGCCATTGTTCCAGTCTTAGTAGCCAACTGATGTTCGCCATATGATATGCCGCCAGGATCTTTTCTACCAGTTGAAACTGTATGAACGCCTCGCTTACCTGATTCATATTGGCGTGATAACTCACCTAAACTGCTACGATGCACGATAGGTGTTGTATCAACTGGTTCGGCTGGCTTACTGCTAGATGCTGTCTGTCTTGGTGTTACACCTAGATGGCGTCTCGTACCACCTCTAACATGTATTCTAGGCATTCTTCTGGGTCCATCACCCATACCTTCACCAGATATTCTCTCGCCCATGAAAGAACCGATAAGTGGCATAATAAAGCCCATAGCAGTTGTGACAAGACCGAGAGGTGTTGCTGACTGTAAACCATTAATACCGCCCATCAGTCCCATCATCATGGTCATTGGGCTGCCCATTAGATTAGGCATCATACCCATGGGCTGCATTAATGAAGCTGTCTGGCCATCGATAGGACCTCCACCATAATCACCACCTTGATAGACTTCGCCTGAAACACCCGGTGCTGCTTCACCACCTGCACCAGGAGCACCGGAGTTAGAACCGATTGACTTCTTTTGTTCGGGTGTTGCTAGTCCGTGTCCATACTGTAGAGCCTCTTGAGATATCTCATCATGGACTTTACCATTAGATGAGATAAGTCCCCATGATGTTGATTGTCCCGTATCTCCGATTGGATAACTATTCTTATTTACCCATCTTGTCTTGGCACCATTAGACCTATTGTGTTGTTCTAATAGTAAGAAATCGCCCTTTTCATTAGGTGCTGTTAGTGCTACGCCTGTGTGATAGCCAGCACCTTCTCTATCATTACCACCATTATTATACTGTTTAGTAGCAACAACCTGGCCCGCTTTGATATCACCATCAACGATAGTCCATCCTGATGATTTGCCGATAGCAGGGTTAAATGCTTTACCTAGTGTCGCACATTGCTTGACGTTTCTTGGGTCATATAGATTGTTATCTTTAGGTACAATAAATCCACTTTTAACATCAAACGACATGCCGCCGGCTGATTGACCATTACCACCACCTGATAGAGGTGTGGCACCTTGTGCTGCACGTTCTTGGTTGGTTTGTTGTGCACCACCAGGACCACTCTCTTTTGTCAGTTTCTCCATAGTGCCTAGAGTTTTTAATCTATCATAGGCTACTGTGCTTGTGTTAGCTGGCTTCTCGAATAGATGTGTGAAGCCTACAGAAGCGGCAGAGGCATCACCATAGTTTGTTGCTAGATATTTTTTTGTTTCATCTTCCTGTAGAGCAAAGTCAATTTGTTTCTTCCAGTTTGTGCGCCAGTCATCACCAACATATCTAACCATGTTATTGAAGCGACCACCAGAGCCTTCACTAAACTTACTATGATGCTGAAACAAACCACCTGAAGGTCCATTAACGTCATTACGGTTAAATGCGCCGGAGTCCATATTTGATTCGTGATTGATGTTATTAATCATACCAACAGCGTGGTTATGATCTACACCCTTTTGTCTTAGATAATCATATATCTCTTTTGCTTTAACTGGGTTACTAACCTTACCGTAACCTGCCTGGCCGCCTGCATATGGCTGCCCTGTGCTGGCGTCCATACCAACTCTTTCACCGATAGCTTGCTGCCATGCAGCGTTCTTCTCGGCAGTCTGTCTAGAAATAGCAGCACGGAAGCCACCAATATCTGGTGTTCCTCTTTTGAAATAATCAGGGAAGAGTAATGCAATCTCGGTAGGTGTGAGTTGAGACAGTAAAGAGTTATTAACACTGACAGCTTGTCGTCTATCAGCCATACTCATTTTTC